GGGTACTCCTGTTATGAAAAAAGGGCCGAAGTTACCCTCGGCCCTTTTGGCTTGCTTACTGGTCGCTTTGTGGGCGTGGCTTATGCGAGGTCCGGCTCACCCTCGACACCGGTCTCTGCGGCCACCTTCTTGCCGCGCACAGGGTTGCGCGAGGCTGTCGTGTTGCCGTCAGCGTCACACGCTGCGAGGTTGCCGCGGGGGGTCATGCCGCCCTTGGCTGGGTCGTCATTGATGTCGACGACTTGACCGATGGCAACGAGTGCTTGGCCGATGAACGAGGGTTCGAGAACTTTGTAAAAAGCCATGTTGATTCCAGTGGGTTAGATGACGGTGAAACCGCCGGGATAGAACTTCTGGCCGTCTTGCACGCCATCAGTCAGGTCAGCCGTGACGGTGCCTGCGCTGTTCGTGCCCACCACGGTGTGGCGGGCGCCGATGTAGCGCTTGCCCAGGCTGGCCACCAGCGGGCTCAGCGCCACGACGATGGTCTTGTTCAGGGTCAACGCGGCTGTCAGCAGCGCACCCGATGAGCCGATGACGGTGACGCCAGAGCTCAGGGCTGCGTCGTCAGCAGTGACGACCTCGAAGGCGGTGGACGTGCCGCCCACGAACGCCGCGCCCAGCGCGAAGTTCATGAACAGGGGCTCGCCCTCGCCGATGTCGCGGGCGACCGAGAGGTCGGCCTTGTCGGTGGAGACGGCTGTCGTGGTGACGGCTTGGGCGTTGGAGAAACGCAGGAGTTTGTCGAGGATCATGATGTTTTTCCTTTACGAGAATGGGGGATGGTGTTGTGAGAACAGGGGCCGAAGCCCCGGTCTCTTTTAGACAACACGCGCCTCGGTGTTGATTAGCTGGTCGACCTTGCGCAGCGTCACACCCAGTAAGTCTGTCCACTTCGTGGCAGTACCAAACTGGCTGATGGCGGGGGCAATCGTGACCGCTGACTGGCTCTTGTCCAAGGCTTGGATGCGCAGCATGCTGAAGACCGTGCGGTTCATGTAGAAGGCTGGGCGGCCCATCGACATATTGGGGATGCGGTCCATCGCGCGGCTCATCAACTTCACCAGGTCAGCGTTGCCCGTCTCGGTCGTGAGGTTGCTCACGTCGATGTTGGCAATGCGCACCACGTAGCGCCAGTCTTTGACGACCAGGCCGTTCTTCCACTGGTACAAAGTACGCAGCGCTTGGTAGTAGTTGCCGTCTGCGTCGGGCACCGACTCTTCGCCCAAGTCCTTGTGCTGCAAGCCAGCTTGCGAGCCTTTGGGGAACGGGCAGAACACGGTGTTAGCACCCCACACCACCAGGTAGATCGAGGTGTTGTCGGAGCCCGTGCCGCCGGCGTCGATGATGTTCTGCGCGTTACCGGCAGACAGCGAGCCGTAGCGAGTTGCCAAGCCGAGATAGGTCTTGGGGTCTGTGGCTGGGTTGCCATAGAACATGGTCGTGGCTTGCAGCTGGTTCATCGACTCGATGAAGGCGCTGTCCTCAGACAAGCGGAACGAGGCTGTGTTGCCGTTCAGCTTGGCCAGCTCGACGTCGATGTGGCTGCGAGCTTCCATCATGCCGCAGGCTTCGTCAACCTGTGCCGTGGTGGATTTGCTCGTCGGCACGCCGGCGTTCATGGTGCGCCAGTAGACCGTTGGCAAGCCAGTGCGGATGACGACGCGGTGGCCGGTGGGCAGGTTGCCTTCTTGGAAGACAGCGTCTTCTAAGATTTCGTTGGTCTGCGAGAGCAGCTCAGCGACAGCAGGAACTTGACCGTTAGGGTCAAGGCGTTTCGCCCAGTCGGCGAGGGTCAGTTGACCGGATGCAAGAAGTGCCATGATGATTTCCTTTAGTTCAGTTTTGGGACATGTGCTGTAGCATTTGCTAAAGTCTCAGGCGTGCTAATTCATGTCGGGATAGAGACGCTTCTCCATCGACAGCTCAGGGGTCGGGGCTCGGGAGCCTGACCGTACAAAGGTGTCTTCAGAGACCGCCTTACCCGCCTTGAATGCAAACCGGACCAGCTCGGGGTGGTTGCCCAACCCGCTGCTGTTCAGCAGTGCTTTCAGCTCAGGTGAGCCAAAGGTGTCGATGGCCTTGCGCGCGACTGCCATGTTGGGTTCGAGGTTATCGCCGCCGAACTCCTTGTCAGTCTTGCACTGGTCAGCCCAACCTTTAACTGTCGCGGCGTGCGTCTCGGCTTGCTGCTGTTGCATCTTGACTGCAACATTGGCTACACGTTGAGCGTCCGCTTGAGACAGCTTCAGTTCCTTGGCGATCGCGCTGAACTCATCGGCCGCGGGGCCGTCAAGTTCAACGCCTTCTGGCATTGCGAAGTCGTACTTCTCAGGAGCGCCAGGCTGTACGCCGTCTGCTGCTTTGCCGTGTGACTCTGGCGCTTTAACAACCGCTTCGCCCGCTGCGTCAGGCGCAAGGGATGTAGCATTTGCTAAAACGTCAGGCGTGCCTTCAGATGTGACGGGCGCAGCTGCAGCGGTGTTGGGTGTACCGGCGTCTGGGCTTGTTGATTCAGTAGTCATTTGGTCCTTTGCTCTGTGAGCATCGTGAAGTAAGCGTCGGGGCTGTGCTCGAGGGATTCACCTTGCAGCATCAGCCCGATATTTCTCTGGCCTTCGTTGAAAGCCATGACCGAGCCTGAGTTGCTGAAGCTGGTGCGGCTCACGCCTGCCTTGTGCATCAACCACCAGACCAGCCGGCGACCGCGGGGGCTGCTCATCAGCCACTTGATGTCGTCGATGAAGGTGTGGCGCGCGCTCTCGGCTTGCCGAGTCAGCAGGGCGTTGGCTTCTTCGTTGTCGTCTTGGGGGTGGGTGGCCATGGCTTGAATGGTAGGCGTGCAGTGCGCCGTTATGCGCACGGCTAATACGCTGAAGATCTAAAGGGGCTCGGAGGTGAAGAGCTCGAACTGGTCCGGCGCCGGCGTGGGCGTCTGGCCCTCGGGCGTGCCGCGCAGCACCGGTGTCGGACAGCCTGGTAGCTGGGGTGTTTCGGCTTGGGTCATTGGGATACCTCTGTTGCGGGGGTGCCGTAGCCGGCGAACATGCCCATCACGTCCTGCATCTTGGCCGGGTCGATGGTCGAAGCGGTGGCCGCGGTGTTGGCCATCTGGTCAGCAGCGGCCATGGCCTGCTGCGCTTGGGCTTGCTGCTCGCGCTTGGCGCGCATGGCAGCGACCACGTCGTCCGAGCGGGTGACCTTGGGCGTGAGGCCCAGGCCGTCCGAGTACTCGTCGATGATCTGGTCGGTGTCGATCTTGTCCCACACCGTAGGGTCTGACTTGGCGCCGGCCAGCGCGCCGACGGTGGCAATGATGCGGTCGTAGCTGGTCAAGCCCACAGCGCGCTGGGCTTGGGCCAGGGTCGAGATGTAGCTGACCTTGATCGCTCTGCCTTGCATCACCTGGGGTGGTGGCGGCAGTGCGCCGGCCTCAGACAGCATCTCGAAGGTCGAGTCGATCAGGGGGTCCAGCAGCTCGTTGTGCAAGCGCTCGAGCACGGGGCCGAGCATCAGGAGTTTCTCTTCATGGCGCTCGGCGACCTCGGTGGCGGTGGTACCGCTGCGGGTGTCGTTGGCCAGCATCAGGAACAGGTCTTCGTAGAAGTGGCCCTTGATGCGCTGGCGCACGTCGATGATGGATTCGCGCAGCGCGGAGAGGTCCAGCTTGACGTCGAACATGGTGCGGATGGCGTTCTCGGCGCCCACGCTGTCAACGAACTGCACGCCGCCGGGCAGGCGGTTGACGCCCGCCTCTTTGAGCGTGGCAGGCACTTGCAACGGCGGGTTGACCTGGTAGTCAATCGCTTGGCCCTTGCGCAGTTGCTCGTGCTGCAGCTGGCGAATATCGGGCAGGCTGTCGTGGCCAGGGCCGGTGCCGTAGACGTCGTTGCCGGTGACGTTCCAGCGTGCGGCCATGACCCGAAAGGTCTTGAAGCCTGACTCTGAGAGCATCTTCTCGGGGTCGGTCTGGCCGCCCACCTCGTAGTAACAGGACCTCCACTTCATGTTCAGCGCGTCGAGCTTGCTGACGTCACGGTTGGGGCGGGGCTCGACGGCGTGTTGCACCACCACCCACTGGTCGTAGTTGCCATTGTCGTAGAGCTGGCGCACCGACAGGCTGGCGTTGTCGTAGCCGAACTGGCTGACGATCTGGCCGACGGTCATGTTGAACTCGCGGTACATCGTGTCCACGATGCCCTTGTGGTTGGTCGCCAGGCAGTACTCGCCCACGGTCAGCGGGAAGTGGTGGATGATGGCGTCGAAGTCCGACATCAGGATCGACACGCCGGTGCCGAAGGCGCCGAGCTCGGTGTAGAGCTGGTGCAGTGCGCGGTAGGTGTTGGAGCTGGAGAAGACGTCGCGCATCTGCTCGGTCACAGCCTGCAGCCACTCCTTGACCTCTTGCTTTTCCATCAGCTCTTTGTCGGCCAGGCCGAGTCGGAACCAGGGCCGTGCGGGGCTGGTCATGCCGGCCATCAGGCCAGCGGCCAAGACGTTGAGCGAGCGCTTGCTGGTCGTGTCAAAGACCTTCTTGTTGCGCTGGACCTTGTTGCCCTTGTTGGCTTCGCTGTAGAAGAAGCGGCCCGACATCGGGGCCACGTAGTCGATCAGGTCGAGGTAGTCGGTGAGCCAGGTGGCGCGCTCGGCGCGCAGCATCGACCAGCGCTTCATGTAGCGCTGCTTGTTGGTCAAGGGTGTGATGCTTGCGTCGTTAGCCATGGGTTAAGAGCCTAAGAGGGATGTGCTGCCCAGAGTCAGCGACGCTGGGTTGACGCCGGCCGAGCCGGTCAGCATGGTGCTGCTAGAGCCGCCGTTCATCAGCGCCTTGCGCTTGGCTTCGCTCTGCAAGTAGTCGCCGCCCGAGGACTGCGCAGCCTGGGTGGCTTGCGTCAGGTCTGTCGTTGTGCCGGCTGCGCCCACGGCTGCTTGGTTCTCAGCTGCGGTTGGTGTTGCGGGTGCCGATGACCCGCCGCCCATGCACATGGTCAGCTCCCCAACAGGGATGAGCGGCCCAGGGCCAGGGCTGAGTTCTCAACGCCGGAGACGCCAGTCAGCATGGTGCTTGACGCTGCGCCGCCGTTTTGGGCTGCGCGTCTGCGGGCGTCACTGATGGCAGAACTTGTGCCATCAGTGCCGCTTGCGGCTTGTGGTGTCTGCTCGGCCATCTTGGCTTCTTGTGGTTTGACTGGATCGGCGGGAGCCGACGGGGAAGATCCCATGCACATAGGTGTGGCTCCTGTAGGTTGAAGCCATTGTCAGTGTGGGGTATGGGCTTATGCGCCCACGCTCTAGAAGCTGGCCAGGGGGTCGTAGTCCATGGTCGCTGAGTTGTCTGCCCGCTGCTTGCGCTGGATGACCTCCATCTTGGGCGTGTCCATGCGCGCCAGGATCAAGGCCGATGCGCAGTCAGGGCTGCGGCCAATGCGCTCCTTGATGTCCTCACGGCTTTCGACCTGCACGCGCATACCGGACATCGACCACTTGGGTGCGGCCAGGTCAGACAGCAGCTCGGGGTCGGGCGGCAGGCAGATGCCGGTGTCGT